TCCGTCGCTCATGATCTCGCGCCACTCCGCCACCGTGCCGCCCGTCTTGCGGGCGTACATCTTGGCGATGTTGTCACTGAGCATGTCCAGCACGTCAGCCATGTCGCGCAACTCCGCGGGAGTGCCGAACACAGGCGCGGCGCCATCGTGGATCATGGTCACGGCATTGTCGGCCACCACCACCTCATCGCAGGCCATCAGGATGAAGCTGCCCGCGCTGGCGGCCACGCCATCGTTGTAACCGATCTTCTTACCCCCGGTGTATCCCGCAATGGCGTTGAAGATGGCCGAGCCCTCGAAGATGCTGCCGCCGCCAGAGTTGACGTGCACTTCCAGGTCGCCGATCATGCCGCCCAGCGCGTTCACCACATCGATGGCCAGGATGCCGTCCCATCCGCCGATGGCGTCGTACAGGTGCAACTTCCCGTTCTGGCTGTTGGTGGGCGGTGCGGCCCGGAAGCCCGGCTCGGGCGGGTCGAACATGCCGGCCGTGGGATCCAGCTTGGCAAGATTGACAGCGGCCATGGCGCGCGCGCTGAAGACCTTCGAGCCCACCAGATCGGCCGCGCGCTGAAGCTTGGGATTCATCTCGTTGGTTGCCTTTCCGCGCTTGACCACCGTGCAGCGGCAGTTGCTGCGTCCCTCGCATTTGGCGTACCCCTCGCCGCCCGGATAGTCGGCGTACGCCTGCTCCCGGTTGCGGTAGAGCTTGCCGTCGTTGTCCTTGCAGGGCTGGCAGGTGTTCTCGTCGATGTGTGCGTTGGCGACCCAGCGCTGTGCTGCCTGTGGGTTCACGCCGCTTCCTCCCGCTCACCCGAGGGAGGTTCGTTGACAGATGATTTGTCAATCTGTCCATCTGGCCTGGGTTCCGGCTTGGGCTCCATCGTCAGCGGCGGCAGGTTGCACAGTTCAGCGGCATCCGCCGACTTCACCCCCGCGCCTATCAGGGCCACGAACTGCTGAACGCTGGCCGTCTTCTCTGCCAGGGCCTGCACCCGATCGGCCGGTACCGGGTTGGAATGCACGAACCACACGTGTCCGAAGCTGTCCGGGTTGGGATCCCAGCCGGGGAACTGTGGAAGGAAGTCGTTGTTGAGCAGGCCACGCCAACGGTTCAGGCGGGGCAGGGTGAGGGTCTCGCCGAACCACGCCTTGGCGGCGTCCGCTGTGGCGCGGTTGATGTCGTCCACCACGCCCACCGCGAACTTGCTGATCCCGAAGGCCAGCAACACGGTGTCCCGGTTGAGGTTGGCCGTTTCCACGAACTGCATGTCACGCATGTTGAGCGGCTTGACATCCTGCCACTCACCGTCTTCCAGGAAGGCGGTCTTGCCCGCGTTGGCCGGTCCCTTGTGGTCGTAGTTGAACCGCTCCACCAACTGTTCGAATTCGGCATCGTTCATCTTGCGGGACAGCTTGACGATCCCACCGGGGCGTGCGCCGTTGCGAAAGAAGTTGGTATTCCACTCCGCGCTCATGCTGGTGCCGGCCACCTGCTGCATGATGGTCTGCACCGGGCCGAGACCGCGGTACGGGTCCAGCGGGGAGGGCATCCGGTTGAGCAGCACGTCCTGGCGCTTGAGCGGCACCTCGTGCCCGTCCGGCCCGCAGTAGATGTAGCCCACCAGAAAGTCACGAGGATCGGTGACCACCACCATGCGATCGGGGCGCGCCACCCACAGTTCGGCGGGCATCCCGCCGATGCGAGGCATGACCAGCCATCCTTCGCCGGTGAGGTCCACGTGCTGCTGGCCGCTCTCGAAGGTCTCCGCTGTGGTGTAGAACGCGTTGGGCCGATCCAGCACCACCTGTGCGGGGTGGCGGGGGACGTGCGCCACGTTCTTGGTGCCGCAGGGCTCGCCGTCCGGCTGTTCGAACTCGCACACGCTGCCGGCCGCGCGGCGATGCAGGTGCCAGGTCTCGGCGGCCACGCTGGTGCTGGTGCGGTTAACGATGGAGAACAGGGTGGCGGATGCGCCCATGGCGTCCATCTGGCCGGTGACGCCGTACTTGCGCCCCGGTCCGCCGTACCAGTTCTGCTTGCTACCGGTGTAGGGGACGGGTGCGCGGTTGATGAGGGAGCCCAGCAGACTCCTCACTGCTGGTCACCGATTTCGTATTCCCGGACTACGGCTTCCAAACGATGAACAGCGGCATCGTCGCTGGCGTTGATCTCGTTCACGAGAAAGGCGGCAACGTCAGGATCGATGATCAGACCTAGGCAAACATCATCATCCGCTGGCTCATCCCTCCACTGAAAGTAGAGGTTGCGGGGGTTCTTCCTGCCCTGGCGCAGCTTCACCGTTCACCGCCGGACAGTGCTTCCAGCACAAACAGCGAGACACCCACACCCACCCAGCCGGCCACCGGATGCGCCTGGAACAGGCCTACGTCGATGGCCGCACAGGCGGAGGTTTGCATCACGGCGGAGCGGGCACGGTGCCACGAGGGCAACTTGCGGGCCAGGAGAGTGACTGCCCGTAGTGTGAGTGACTCACGGCGGGTGCGCACGCGGGTGGTGCGCTCGTTACGCCAGGTTGCCGCGATGGTCACGCGCGCATCGTACATGATCAGCGCTTGAAACGGTTCAGTGTGTCATTCTGATGGTTGCGAGCGGCGCGCCAGGACTCGGCCGCCATAAACGCGTAACCGTGCCATCCGACTTGGGCGCTACGCTGCGCGCCGCTCAGTCCTCAGTTGCTGTCCCCGGGTCGAACGTCAGCGTGACCGTGGTGAGCTGATCATCCACCGGCACGGTGGCGCCGTTCTGCCACTTGCTCCCCTGCTCACCGCCGCTGATCCGGGCGGCCAGGGGAGCCGGCACGGGCACGCGCCACGCCTCGCCGGACGACCCCAGGGGTTCGATGTCCTCCTGCTGCACCACGAAGTCCGGCCAGCAGGAGGCGAGCACGACGCCCATCTCGGCGAGGGTGAGGGCATGGTCGCTGGTGCAGTCCACGCGCATGGTTACCTCCACTTCAAGAGATCATCGTGCGGACACGACGTGTTCCAGCTCAGGGCCGTCAGTACAGCCCACCATCCCGCGTAGTAGATCAGATTGTCAGGACCACGCACGGGACAGTACATCGCCCATACTCCGTCGGGACTACGTGCGATGCGGTGAGTGTGGCGATCAACAAGCATCCATCCCTGCATGAGTCTACTATAGCCGACCTATGCCCACCGCACCCGCGTGATCCCGTGCAGATCCATCTCCGCCACGGTGTACCGCATGGCGTCACACCCGTCATCGTTTTCCTTCAGCGGCTGCTCCTTGAGCCGCCCGTCCAGCCAGATGTAGCCACCGATCTCCTCTGCCGTGCAGGTGGGCTTGCGCGCGTCCGCCTGGGCGTGGTCGCGCTCCACACATGCATCCTTCATGATCATCAAGCGTGGCTTGCCCGTCTCGTTCACCTTCAGCCGGCTGGCCACCGCCTGGATCCCCTCGCTGACGGTCTTGTTGGCGGGGATGGTGCCCACTCCCAGGTGGCGTTCCAGCGTGGCCCGGTCCTCCGCGTCGTGGTCGGCCACGATGGCGCGCGGGCGCGGGGTGTTCCTGGTGAGTTCCTTGATCTGCCGGGCGTGGTCCTCCACCAGGCGCTTGGTGCGGTAGATCTCCCGGTACAGGTAGAGCCGGCCGTCGGGATCGATCACCCACTCCTGCCAGACGAACGGGTGGATGAAGCCGAAGTCCACCGCCCACAGCCGCGTCCAGTCGCGCGGGGGCTCGAAGCGCGGCACCAGGTGGGTGGCATCCTGCCACCCCTCGTAGATCACGCCCTCGGCCGCCGCCCAGATGCCCTTGCGTAAACGCAGGTAGCGCACGCCGGTGAGGTCGTCCAGCTTGGCCATGTACGCCTCGCCCTCCGGCGTTTTGCGCACATAGCCGGAGCGCACCCCGGCGTACGGCTGGGCGCCGGGAGCATCTGCGGTGCACTCCTCGAAGTAGCGGGGGTTGTCCTCATGCAGGCTCACCAGGTGATGCGTCTTGCCGGCATCGCAGCGCTGCTTGAGCCAGTGCTTGGGCTGCTGCGGGTTGGCGTCTGCTGCTAATTGCTGAAAAGAGGTGACGCCATTACGCAATCGCGTAGTCAATGCCTCCCATTCATCTACTTCCAATTCGGTAGCTTCTTGCACGAAAATGATGTCGTATTCTGTAGACATCACCTTCATGGGATTATCCATCCCACCTAGGGCAATTGAACTGCCATTCGAGTAGCGATATTGCGCAGGCTCCCGCCTGCTTCCCCCAAAGAATGTAACCGTGCCATCAAGCATTGCTTGTGTCGCGACATCAGACTCATAGGTCTTGATGGCGCTAGCAGTAAGGGAGACGGCGGTCTTGCGGATCACCAGGGCGCGCACCTTGGGAGTGAGCAGGCAGACCAGGTGGATCTTCTCCAGGGCGGCACGGCTCTTGCCAGTTCCTGCTGGGCCGGCAATCAGCACTTCGCCCCCGCGGTAGCGCAACAGTTCGGCTGCGGCACCACGGGGGCGGAAGTGATGGATCAGTTCGGTGGCAGTTGTCACCTAGCGATCATGCACTGGCCAGCGCCTCAGCGTGTGCCCACTCCTGTGCGGTCTGTGGGGTGATCCACCAGGGGATGCGCGGTCCGCCGATTTCCTGGATGCGCAGCGCTCCGGTCTTGCTGATCTCCGCCACTCGGCACTCTCGGACGGGGTCACTGGTGAGGGGGGCGCGGTAGCCGATGCGGTCGTTGATCTGGAAGTTGCTCGCCTTGTTCATACGTCTACTATAGCAGAGCTATTAGCAGGCTGGCAACCCACACACCCCAGAAGATGTGCCACGCTTGGTCCAGCGCCCACAGGCCCGTGGTCAACTGCGGGTTGTCGTCGCGGCCGGCCCGCGGCGTCCCGAGTGCGGCGAACCGCGCCTTGCCCGGGATCCACGAGGCGATGCGCTTGAGCGGTTCACGCCGGTCGGCGAGGTAATGGGTGACGCCAGAGACGGCCAGACCGGTCAGCACGCCGGCCGTGCTGAGGTGCAGGTTGAGCGCCCAGGAAGCCGCCAGGAGCAGCGCCACCTGGGTCATGAGGTAGCTGATCACATGGAGTAGGCAGTGCAGCCGTCCGGTCGATCCCGGATCCCCCTTGTGGCGCGCGTCGGTGTCCGACTGGACCCAGTAGTCCCCCACGTGATGGGCGACGTAGAGCGTGATGGCGATGGCGGCGAACTGCCCTGCCATCACCGACCATCCAGGATGTCCAGGATGGTCTGGCCGTACGTGTAGTGGGTGGCGCTCTCCAGCCAGTCAGCGGCCAGAGCGCGCAGCTCCACCTCCACGCTGGCCGGCAAAGGCATGTGGGTGGGTTCGGGGGCGAGGATCTCGCGGATCTTCTGGAGCTTCTCTGTGTCTGTCATACCTCTACTATAGCAGAGAAAGAGATGAGCGCAAGGGGTTGTGCCGGCCCGTACAGGTCTGCTATAGTATGGGTACAAGCAAGCGAGAGCTACAGAGGAGAACCGAGATGGCGAAGTACACGGTCACCCAGGTCAACGGCGAGACCAGCGGCCTGAACGAGGCGCGGGAACGGCGCTCGATCACGGTGGACGAGAGCCGGGTGGACTTCATCAAGACGGAGATGCGCCACGACATGCGCACCAACCCCGCGCACTCCAGCGACTGGGTGAGGGTCACCCCCGCCTGATCAGCACTGAGGGGGCCGGCATGGCGGTGCCGGCCCCCTCGCGATCATTGCAGATCTTCGGTGATCACCTTGATGCCGGCGACCTGCGCGCCGGGTAGCACCTCACTCACCGGCACCCACACCACCCCGACATCCTCACCGTCGTAGTGCGCAGCCTTGTCCCCCAGCAGGGCGCCGATGCTCCAGTGACAGCCGGCCGCGTCACGCACCTGAAGCACTACTCGCACACCATCCAGGCGCACTTCATACGTGGTGGTGGGGTCGCTCATTGCAGATCTTCCGGGGCTACGCCCTCCACCGCTGGTGCCTTCGCTTTCAGTCCGCGCCGAGCCAGTTCCTGCACGTACAGCTCCTGGAAGCGTTCCGGGTACTCACGCGCCAACCGCCCCAGTGCGCTCACCCGCGCGGCGTTACGGTCGGCAGTGGAGTCGTAGCGGGCGGCCAGGCAGGCCGCGCACGGTCGCTCATCTCTGCGCCTATGCGCGTGATAACCAGCCGACGTGCCGCACTTCACTGCAAGTCCTCAGGCGCCACGCCCTCCACCCGGTACGTGGTGGTGGTGTTCATCTCCCCCGACACCTGCAAGCGAGTGGGCAACTGACCCATCTCCTCAGCCGCCTGTTTCGCCACCTGAGCAGCCAGGCGACCATCGATCTCCATAACCGTCTCAACATTGCCGGTGATCGGATCGACATCGCGCACCACCTTGCCGGCCGGCGTCACCTTGGGTGTGGGCTTGAGCGCCTTCTCGGCGATCTCCTCGTACATGGCCAGGCGGTTGTGCTTCTTGGTGATCCACAGACCGGCGAACTGGTCCGCCATGTTCTCGCGGATCTCCTGGATCTCCACGGCGTAGCGCGCCTTGAACTGTGCGATGGCCGGCTGGCTCACTCCGTAGCGCTCCGCGATCTGCGACTGGCTCTCCTCGCCCAGGGCCAGCGCGCGCATCACCTCCATGCGCTTAAGGCCACCGAGCTTGCCGCGATCGGCGCGCGTGGAGCCCGTCATCCGGAGTCTCCACTCCGATAAGGCAGCTGATAAGAGTTATCCACAGGGTTATCCACAGGGTTATCCACAGGCTGTGGATAACCTCGCTCAGCCGCATCCGCGTGAGTCAACACCCATCGATCACACGCCGACCCGTCATCAACGTGCCGGATGTACCCCACGGACAGATTGAACTTCACCGATCGCCCATGATCGCACCATCCATCACCAAGGGGCTGCGGATAGGACAGCTTAGTGACCTTCAGCTCAGGCTCGCTCACCGAACAGCCCCCTTGAACGCCTCCAACGTGCCGTATCGCCGAAAGAACTGGCTGGTGCTCCATGTCCACATGGACGACCATGCGCCATCCGTCCGGACAGCTACCGCCCGTTCCACTCCGCGCTGCATCCGTACCGCCCACTTCACCTTGGGGCTGGCGCTCGGCCGGCCATGTATGGCGTGCGGCTCCCAACCCTCGCTCATGGTGAGCCTGGTGGTCCACCCGTGGCTCATGGCGTACATCTCCAGATCGGTCACCGGGCGCGGCACGTCCAGGGTGAGCACCGACATGTCACTGTGCCGCAGAGGGGCGGGGAAGGTGGGCACGGGCGTGGCAACGAGCCCGGTGGCCACCTCCCACTCAAGGCGCATGGGAAAGCACACCAAGGGGCTGTTCACGTAGCCCACCCCGTGGGGTCCGCGTCCGGCTCATCAGCCAGCCTGCGCAGCACCTTCCACGCCGGCGGGTCCAGCACGTACCCGTGTGCACGCGCCAGTGCATCCTGGCTGTACCGGGCGATCAGCCGGTTGCAGGTGTTCGCGCTCAGCGAGCCGGTGCACAGCAGTCCCCGCACCGCGTGCGCGTTGTTGCCGATCAGGTGGTTGTGATCCACCCCGAGACGCCGGCCGCCCTTGCCCTTCGGGTCGTCCGGGTGGATCCCCTTGGCTTTCTGGCAGATGTAGCACCGTCCCAGTTGCGCGAGGTACAGCGCGCGGTACTGGGCGGGAGTGATCCCGTAGGCCTGCCACGCCTTGCGGTAGAACGCCCGCCAGGCGGCTACCACCGCGGGGGGCATGTCTCGTGGTGGTAGCCAGTCCCCGGGAGGGTAGGCGGTGCTCACTCGCCTGCCGCCTTGATCCGGTAGTGGGTGCGCTTGCGCTTGCTGAGGAACTCGCGGCCTGCTCGCATCACCATCGTGTCCACCTGGCGGAGCTCGGTCTCCAGATGCCCCTCCTTGGCCATCCGGTGCAGGTGACTGATGATGCTCTGCGGGAGGATGTGGAACCGGACGGCCGCCTTCTCGGCGAGCACGGTCCCGTCCTGGAACTCGGCGCGGTCCAGCCGGTCCCAGATGAACTGCCAGGCGTCCATCATCCGGCCGCCCTTGGCGCCCAGCCGATAGGTGCCGGAAACGGGTGCCGGCCCGTTGAGCATGGTGCGCGTAGTCATAGATGTACTATGCCTCACTGAGAGCATCCACGCAAGCCTGGCAGTCCACCAAGGTCAGATCGTTCAGCAGCCGCCATCGCTTGATCCCCGCCGTGAAGTCGGCCAGGCAGGCGGGGCGGTTGCCGTCCTCGGGGTGGCGCGCATGCGTAGGGGCCGGCACCAGCCAGGCCTTCCAGGAGGCCGGACCGGTGCGCTCCGTCTGCCCGTGCACCAGGCCCAGCCGCAGACACTCGCTCACCACCCGCCCCAGAGCGCCCAGGGGGAGATTTCCGCGCG